CTCTCCTTAAATCGATAATTCGCAACAACAGGGTGTTTCGACGAATTATGTTGGAACGAGCAAGGGCTTATTTTGAGTCCAAAGCTAAAGAAACCCTACAAGAACTATTGAGCTACATTAGACTTAAGTCACCTAATGCAGTGGTAAAGATCAGTGAATTGTTGTATAGGTTACGTCAAGAAGTAAGGAAATCAAGGGTTCGAAAACCCGATCCGATAACTTTTGACGAACAATTCGCTGTGACATGGAGGTTGGTTCCAGGTGGACGTTTTTCGTCCGTTCCAAAGGATAACCGTAAAAGAAGACCAATCAATGTGGAGCCATTAGGCAACCTATTGGTGCAAAAAGCGATAGGGCGGTCGCTAAAAGAAGCGCTCAAAATAAGTGGTAATGATTTGTTCACTGGTCAGCAAGACAACCAACGTCTGATAAAAGACTTGGGGCTGGCTACAATAGATCTAAGCGACGCTAGTGACAGTGTTAGTTGGAAATTAATTCAACTGATATTCCCTCCTAAGTTCGTGAAGTTACTACAAAAATCCAGAGCAAGACACGTTCTGGTAGACGGCCGTTGGGTTGAGATGAAAAAGATCTCTGCGATGGGTAATGGTTTTACCTTCGAAATCCTAACAACTGTTCTTCTGGCCCTAACCAGGTCAACCGGTTCGAAAGTGGCAAGGGTGTACGGCGACGATATTATTGTCTCCGTTGAACAAGCACCCGAGTTATACAACTTATTAAGCTGTTATGGCTTTGTTGTAAACCGTGAAAAATCTTTCGATGATGGTTTAGTCCGCGAGTCTTGCGGAGCGTTTACCCACAACGGTTACTACATGAGGTCATTTGACTTCGAGTGGTTGGAAAACGATTTAGATGCTGTAATTTTGGCAAACAAATTGTTTACGTTGAAAAAACAAAGTGTCAGCCTGATGGCCCGGTATTATTGGGACTATCTATGGCAGCAGGTAATATCAGCCTTTCCGCCTAGTGCGAGAGGTCCTGTGCCCCGTGATGAGACAGAGTGGGATGAGAAATTGTCCGATTATGTCTGGAGCGAAGATATAGACGAAAACTACGTGTCTAGTGGGCCGACTCTCTGGATCGAGAAAGCCTACCAACTACCACGCAATTCCGTTCACAGAGTACAAGTACTCCGTGT